AAGGCTTCAACCATAGTAGATTTATCATGCTCATAGCGTTGTGCAAACTCCTCGCGAAGTTCTGCAGTAACCTGTGTACGAGTTTCGTTCATCTTTGCATCCCATTGTTCAGCAATTTCAGAACGAGTTTCCTCATTCACAAGGTCGCTATCAAGTAGTGGTTTAATAGCATCTAGCATTTTGATCTCCTAGATCTTTAGATCCCTGATAAGACGAGACATCTCTTCTTTCAGGTATTTTTGTACTTTAGTGTCGTTACTTGCGTCACGGGCCATTTCAAGTACTTTATGTCCACCACGCATATTAAGTAGTCCTTCGTAAATCGCTACTGGGTATGCATTTGGTGCACTTGGTTGTGCCACGACATCCACCGTGACAATCTCAAAGCCATCAACTTTGCCAGTAGATTCATTTACGTTTCCACTGCCTCGGCTACTAACTCCTAAATTTACTCCACCTTCGATCATTGTTTTCACAAGTTGACCCATAGGTGTTTCAAGAATCTTCAATTTACCATATCCGTTCGGTCCATCCATCCACATACTTTCTATCATATGCGATACTCGATCTAAGTTAATTTTGAGATCATCTGGGTGGTCAACTTCGCCTAAAACACTATTACCGTTTTTAATTTGCTCGTTGATGGTAGTTACAGCATTTGAAATTTCAGAGACAGGGTATATACGCTTGTTTGCGTTTTCTACCCCGCCCTGGATACAAATGCCTTTCATGTAGAGATCCTTGCCGCCATGCCCGTTATCTGCTGCTTCAAAAACAACATTTGCTTCTTTGTTGGTTAGGTTTTCTCTCAAGTATAACATAGGATTATGCTTTACTCATTGTTGCGCCTTTTGGATTTTGCGCATCTGTTTGTACTGTTGATTTTGGTGTTGCTGCGCCTGCTTCATCGCCGCCTTGTGCAATATTCTTTGCACTGCCGCCCATGTCGTTCTTGCCTGCAACTGGACCTGTTGATCCGTCACCTTCTTCACTAGTAACTGGTGCTGGAGCTTTTTCAGTGTATTCGCGAACCATTTCCTCAGACTCTTCTTCAAAAGTTGATTCCATTTCTTCTTCTTCACCTTCTTCTTCTTCACCTTCTTCGTCGCCCATGTCCATATCCATGTCCATTGCGTCGTTGCCAGCTTCATCATCACCACCCATTAGTGCTTCAAATTCTGCTTTTAATTCGTCAAGTGCATCTTCAATATCAACAACGCGGTCTTCAAGTTCTTCGTCTTCGTCGTCATCTTCCATTGAAAGACCTTCTTCGTCTGCTTCGATGTCATCGATCATATCGTCTGCTGCATCTCCGCCAAGTTCTGCTTCATCAAAATCTGATTCTTCAATTTCTTCTTCAGATTCTTCAACTGCTTCTTTTCAGTTTCTGCTGTTTCTTCAACTTGTTCCTCATCTGTGAGACTCTCATAGATGTCACGTGACTTTTCAACCACGATATCATGGAACAACTCTTTTGCGCCTGCTTCATCTTCTGCGATGAATAGCTCAATCAATTGCTCAAATTTGTTTGTCATTTGTATAACTCCTATATTCGTAAGGCATTTGTAGTTTTATTTAGTGTTAATAAAACTGAATAGGTTAAATGCATACTTTTTGAGCCAAAAAGTAGACTATAGGATTTTTTTGGATTATTCTGCAGCTACAGGTGCAAATTGACGTCTAATCTCTTTGATAGACTCTTGATATTCTGCTGATTTAAGGTCAGATAATTTACGGAGTTTACTTAACTGTTCTAGCGTAATTCTTGTTTTACGAGTATCAGTTTTCATAGCCGCACTGCTATCCTGAAGGTTCTCAGGCGCTTTTTCTTTTTTGCTGTCTAGTTCAAATAATAACATGATAATATTTATGCCACAGGCTCTTGTGATCCCGCCGGAGGTGTGCTTCCAACAGGACTTGCAGTACCAGATGCGCCTGCTTCGCCTGCGCCGCCTTCTTCACCGCCACCAGATGCCGGTTCAGCTGTATCTGTATCTGCTGGCATATCAAAAGAATCCATATCGCTTTGAATACCACCAGTTGTTACACCAACACTGCGCATACTCGGTAGCTCACTTTCAACACTAATGTCTTGGTTCTCTTCACGCCATAGTTTACTATTCTCAGCCATTTCTTCTTCACTCATACCTAAGTAGCGTTGCATTAAGAAACGCTTGCTCATATATGGATAGCCTTCAAGTGCTTGGAATGTATTAATTCTCGCACTGTCCATTTCAGTTTCGCGGTAACTAGCAAAGTTTTGCGGTTCATTAAAGCGTAGTTCAAATGTACTGTTGTCGATTTCAACGCCGCGCCATTTCATAAACATCTTAAATTCTCTATCAAACGTAGCAGATACAAGACGCTGTAGTCGCATACAGTATTCATTAAAACGCTTTTCTTGAATCATTGCTGTGCCAACACGACCGTCGTTATATGAACTTGGGCTGTCTTCAAATCCAGTTGGCAAGTAACTACTAGGAATACGCAATCCGCGGAATAGTTTGTTTGTAAAGAATTTTAAGTCATCAATTTCACCGAGATTTGTACCGCCTGGCAATGTATCAACTTTAGATCCTCTGCCTTCCGCTGTTTGTGGGAAGAAGTAATCTTCGTTAGTTGACAATGGATTATATGTTGTATCCATAATATTAGTGCCGCCGCCTGTTTTACTTGGGATACGGCGCTGATGAATTTCGTTTTTAACACGCTCAACAAAGCTCATAGCCATATGACTTGGCATGTTACCTACGTCAATATAGAATACTCTGCGCTCCGGTGCACGTTGTATACGGTAAATGATAATAGCATCTTCAAGCAGTTCTTTTTGCTTGTATACTTTAAAAACTTGCTCTAGTATACTGTTGCCAAAGGGCCAGTTAGGATCAAGTCCTTCTGTTAAACTAGCATGCACAATATGTTCTGATTCAATTGCTTTTTCGTTTAGCGCACGATCGAAACGTCCTTGCGCACTGCTTCCACCACTTCCGTCATACAAGTTGCTAGGCTGAATATAGCCTCTGTTTTTATAGAGGTCACCTTGATTGCCATGGTCACTAAACGTATTTGCTGTTGCTGTTAGATTCTCAAAGTTAGGATTAATGTCTTTGATAATATATTGTTCTGGCTTTTTGCCTTCACTTTCATTAACAATAATCTTAGTAACTTTGTTCATTTCAGTCCAAAACAATTCAAATGTTTCTGGATCTCGGATAAAGACTTGATCTCCATACTTCAATGTATTGCGAAACATCTTAAACAGTCTTTTGTTAAAATCGTTTAAATTATTCCAATTGGTGAGCTGCTTTTTAATAATATCAATTTCACTCTCTGTTGGTGTTTCGTGAAAGTGAATGTCAAATCCTGTACCGTTTTCTGTATTAGTCTGCGTACAAAACTCAGCAAGAATATCCAGTGCAGCATTAATCTCACTGTCAATATCCATAGTCTCATACTGACCGTAACGCTCAGTACGATTAGGATGTCCACTATAAACCTCAGGCAATTGACTGGCATAATGACTGTACTTGGTACCGTCGGTGCCGCCCTTGTTAGTGTTTGTTAAAGGACTTGCGTCTTTTACTAATGTGAAATGTTTTTTCCAGCTCATAACTTATTATATTACCTTATTCTCTATTTACCTAAATGATTATACCGTCACAGTCTAATCTTGTAGATTTCTGCCTATTACGCTAAGTGTATCATTTTGATCAGTAAGTGCTTTGTAAATCATCTGCAGTATTCCAACTTGAGTATCGTTAGGATTCTGTATAGCAGTTTGCGGATTAACAATTGCATCAATCTCTTGCATTTTAGCTTTAATTTTTTCAGATTCTTCGTTTAGAGAAGCTATCCTTGCAGCATCTGCAGCATCTACTTGTTGCGACATTTGATTGGTGCTACCTTGTGCTCTTTGTCCAGACAGAGCGCCTACTGTTCTTTGATTGTTATTCAATTGCTGTGCAAGATCACTTCTCTGTGCAATGAGGTCTGGTGCTGTACCTGGTGCAGCATTTAACTGTCCGCCTCCGCCGCCGGGAATCATATCTGTTGCTAGTTCAATAGCTGCACCTAGTGCTTTAATTGGCAAAGTAACAGCCTGTATCATAACTTCGCCGCCACCACTTTCTAAGAATCCAGTAAACGCTTTACTGATGTTTACTTGTGCTGATTGAAATTCATTTGCAACAGTGGTCATTGCAGTAGTTGCGGCACTGGCAGTGTTTTCCAATGTTTCCATATCTGATTTAATATTAGAATACGCTTGAGTATTTGCTTTCATGCTGGCTTCTTGCAATGGTAGAAATTGCCCTAGAGCCGATTCTACTGCAGCATTGCCGGTACCAAAGATAGACATACTTGCTAACTCAGCAGTTTTTGCTTGATCCTTTGCAATCTGTTCAGCATTGGCTTCTGCTGTAGCAATAACATTATCCATTTGCCCTGTTACGTTAACTCCGTCTCTTACATTTTTTATAGCATCCATAACAAGAGTGCCCATTAGACCAGCATTTTCTACAGCCATTGCACCTTCTGCACTAAACGCATCTCCGGTAAGTGCCGCTTCTTTAATAGCACCTGATAGATGCGGGAATTGTCTTAGCAATGCTTCCATTTCATTGCGTTGGTCTAAACTCATTGTTGAAATAGTTGCTTGGAATGCAGCGTCTTGTCTTACTGCTCGTTGCTTTGCTTTTTCTGCTTCTATGCTTTCGCCATTCAGCGCACTCATTATTTTTTGCTGTTTAGCAAGTCTTGCTGTGCCAGCGGCAATGTCTGCCGTAGTAGTTCCAAATGATCCCATCTTTTGACCACTTAATGCAACTGTTTCCATAAACTCTGCTGTACGCACACCCATGTCTTCAAATCCAATGCCCATACGCAACATCTGCTCACCTTGACTAGCGATAAGTTGTGAATTAGCTTTTCCAAATTCTCTAGCACCTTTGCTTGTTGTGCCACCAAACGTAGCCAATGCATTGCCTGCTTTACCAACAACACCACTGAGTTGTTCCATTGTTAATCCGGCGCCATGTGCAGCCTGTCTAGTATTAATAAGATCACCGCCAAACAGTGCGCCACTTGCTTGCATTTTATTGAACTCTGCAGTGGTTTTACTCATTGCACCAATAAACACACCTGTCAATGCCGCTGCGGCTTGTACACCTGCCGCTGCAACGCCTCCTAACATACTGCCAATTGGACCAAACGCATCGCCTATTCCACTTAGTGTACTGCCTGCTAAACTAGCAGCCTGTGACACTAAACCTTTGCTCAAACCATATGGATCTGTACTGTTTAGTGTTTGACCTAAACTGGTCATACCAGAACCAAAATTTTGCATATATCGTTTTGCACCAGCGGCGCTTGCTCCCAGTCCACCAATATTTGCACTAGCATCCTGTGCATCACTGCTTAAACCAGAAAAGCCTCGGCTTGTTTGTTTGATTGAACTTGCAGCATATTTTGCACTCTGTGCCAGTTGCTGTTGATATTCTGCACTGTTTGCATTGCCGGCACTGCTTAGTACCTGCAGAATACGAGCCATGGTCTCTTCTTCTGCTACTCCATCAATGTATACGGTACCAATTCCGGGTATATCTGCTGATGCCAACTTAAAAAACTCCAATTATATGCGTATATAAATACTATTATACTTACACTATTTATATGGAGAAAAAACCATGGTCGATGTACCAGAGAACTTTTCGATGTCGCCGGAAATGATGGCGCAATTTCAACAACAAACTCATGAAAATCCACTACAAAAGTATTTGAGACAGCCTGCAATTTATGTTTCATTGCCCAGTAAAGGACAGTACTGGACACATGGATCTATAGATATGCCAGTTAATGGAGAACTTCCGGTACTGCCAATGAGTACCAGAGATGAAATTGTATTAAACACACCAGATGCACTTATGAACGGACAAGGCGTAGTTGATGTTATTCACAGTTGTATGCCAAACATAAAGAATGCATGGGAGATGCCACTAACTGATGTGGATACTGTGTTGATTGCAATCCGTGTTGCTAGTTATGGCGAAACAATGGAGTATCGAAGCGTTTGTCCAGAGTGCAATACTGAGGACAGTTATGAAATTGATCTAAGACAATTTTTAGACCTAGGTGTAGATATCACTGGATATCAAACGCCGTTTGAATACAAAGGCATGCAGATACATCTCAAGCCCATCAACTACAGTGTAATTAATATCCAAAACCTAGACCAGTTCGAACAACAGCGTATGGTTCTCACACTAAACAACGACGCACTCAGTGAAGAAGAGAAGCAAGCACGGTATCATGAAATTTTCCGTAACATGACACGCTATACTATCAAAAACATCAGCGGTAGTATCTCAAAGATTGTTACACCTGATGGTATTGAAGTATCAAACGCAGAGCACATCGAAGAGTTTTTAGAAAATAGCGAACGTCAGTTGTTTGCTACTATGAGAGCCAAGATGGAAGAAGTCAACAAGGGAATTCCAGACAAAAGTGTACACAACACCTGCAGTGATTGTAGTCATGAATACACAAGTCCGTTTACTTTTGACCAAGCAAATTTTTTCGCATTCGCCTCTTAACTCTAACAAATGACCAAATTGTTTCTATGTTAGAAGATTACGACAAAGAGGTTAAGAGGCTTAAAAAATATATCGCTAGTTTATGTTGGTATATGAGAGGTATGAGTTATGCAGAACTTATGTCAATGAGTCTTAGTGACATATCAAACTTCAGTGCTGTCTTAGATGACAATGTCGAACTAAGCAAGAAAGCAAAGCAAATCATACTATAACTGATACTTTAAGAATGAGCTAACGCTCATTCGTTCTTTTCACTTCGTTCATTCACTTTTTCTCTTTTATTATATAAGGTATTATATGAGTGTAACGAAGTGCTATCATCTCGAAGTTGAACTCATACTTCACCCGTTGCCGGGTGAAGCCATGAAAAAAGACGCCATCATCTGCGTGTCTCGCTCATCTGTTATAAGAAGATTGCATTACTGCACGGAGGCGGAAACCCGCATACCCCCTACTTCAGCCTTCACTGAA